ATTACGCTGTCTCCCTTGCAATTAGCTTTTGTGCTTCTACTACATGCATAGTTACAATTAACTCATAATCTGTGTTTGGTTCAAGCAAATATACTTTATTGAAGTCTTGATTACCTGCGGCAGGGTCAGCATAAGCAACAGCCCAAGGCTTGTCTGGTCCAGATACTGAATAAGCAAATATTTCACCAGTTTCTTTATCTGTTATTGGTAAATAAAATCCATTATCTATTTTACCTGCAATATACCTTGCTACTGTTTCAAATTGTTCTGCATAGTTATTCATTATATTTCTCCTTTGTTTGTGTCATAACATTATTGTTATACTTATAGTATACACTAAGATGTCTTAGTTGTCAACCTTTTTTGTCTGGTTTATCTTTATACCGCTCTGCTTCTATGCGTATTGCTTGTTGCATTTGCTCTGCTGTGGGTTCTTTGTACTGAAACTCTACACCCAAACTCTTGTATACTCCACGCCACATTCTCAGTGTACGCTTACAGCGTGTTAGTATCTCTTCAGCTTGGCGTTCAGCACTCCAAGGATGTTCTTCACTCATTTGCTGAATTTCCGCCCTACTTCTTTGCGTTTTTCTTCAAAGAACATTGCAGTACTTAATAATCTCTCACGCCGTTGATTAATTGTAGGGTGTGTCATACGCCATAAGAATCTTGCATCATCACAACACAGTGTTTTGTATTCACTTAGATTGTATCTTTTCATTATTTTCTGTGTATAATCATACTGTTCTGGTGCAATATTATAGTTGTGCATACATCTTTTGCTATGCTTGATTAACCAATAATGTGCTGGTTTAGTGTGATGATTCTTGCTCCACCATCTATTAAAATTGTTTATTCTTTCTGTGTTCATTGTGTTTCTCCTTTGTTTATGTATGCTTCCTTGTCAAACTCTGCTTTGCAAGGTAAATTGTTTCTTTGTGTTTCAGTTAACTCATTAAAATGTTCCATATCCATTTCATCATAACGCTTATATCCTACTATGCCTCTTATTTTCAAAATGAAAAGGTCTTTTTCCCAAGCCTCTAGACTTGTGTATTCCTTTTTATCTATGCATCTTATTCCTGATTCATAACTGTATATTTCTACTACCATTGTTTGCTCCTATATGTATATTTATGCTCTAATCAGAAAGAGTCATTTGTGTATCATTTGTTGTTAGTAACACCTGTCTTACAGACAGGAAACATCAAAACTCTAAAGAGTTTTTTCTGTTTATTTTCTTTTCTTAAGTGGAACATTAAACATTTATATATTGGTTTATTTGTTATTATATGATTTAACTTATTAGATCTTATCACTCATAGGTAGGCTGTTACAGCCTAGGGTGTGTTTAGAGACTTTATGACATTGGGCTCTTACTGCTTACCGTACACCAGTGATTTTTAAGAATACATTTCTGCCTACATTAGTATTCATATGTCAAGTCTGTGTTAGTATACTATAACACCATAGTCCCTCAAGCAAGTTTCTAAACCAGTGTTTCTCTGGCCTTCAATGCTGTGTTGTCAAAGAGGGTATGTAGGGTTCTGTGGGGGTTGTTTTTATTAGCCAATGTTAGTATTATATATTATTTTTTTTATTTGTCAAGTTTAAACAAACTATCAAAGTTTGTATCAATTGCTTTTTTAATTGGTGCTTTTCTTTTACGCACTCTACGGATAGCATAATCCATTTCAATCTGAGCACTTACACTTCCATCTGTATAAAAAACATCTGCTTGTTTTTTAAGAAAGTCAACATAGTAATTGTTTCTAATAATAAAACTTTCAAGTACATCATTAGTTGGACCAGCTAACCATTTTGCTATTTGATCTAATAGATCATTAAATACCCGTTCACAGTCCATTGGAACAGGATCAAGACCAAACTGTACAGGTTCAACAGGAAATGATTCAGGATACTGTTTCCATAATTGATAGAGTTTTTGCATTCTATCAATCATACGCTGTTTGTCTGCGCCGTTTTGTTTAATTCTTATGCTTGTAAGTGGATTGCCATATCTATCTAACCGTGTTTTACCGGTTCTTGTTTTCAATGGTTGTTTGAATTCTTCAATTGTGTATGAAAATTCATTGGATTTATATAAATTTGTTGAAGTTGTTTGTGTTGTCATATTAATTCCTTATTTTATTTGCCGTAAACAAAAGTCTTCTTTTGTTACTATTATTTATCAAAAACAGTAAAAAACACGGTGTTACAGAATTTTCTATTGATTTGTATTACAACTATAGCATAGTTTGGTATTTTTGTCAAGAAAAAACCCACATTTCTGCAGGTTTTTGTAACTCATTGTATAAAGTATAGGGCCTAACGGCATGGCACAATAAGGATAGCGTAATGATACGCTTCATTGTGTTTGTTGGAGCTTGGCAATGAAGTCCAAGATTACCCTTATACAACTATAAATTAAAACTAAACATTATATTTGGAGAATGTAACTGTCTAATTGTAGGAATACTCTTAGTGTTTTAATTTACTATTAGTATTTATGATAACATTAATCTGCTTGTTTGTCAAGCTTCTTTTGTGTCTTTTTTATGTGATAATAAACATTAGCTGGTGTACAACCTATTGCTTGTGCTATATCACCTGGTACATGTCCGTCTTGAAACAATTCCCATATTTGTTCTGCTACTCTTTCACCGTGTTTGCTGGTTATTACTGAACCTTTTTTGCGTCCTGGTTTAGCTGGAGTGTATTCAAATTCACTGCTTCTGTTGTCAATTTTTTGTATATCATCTCTGTTAAACAACAGTTTTCTTTTAATAGTTTGTTCATGTAATGGTTTTCTGCGTGGTAAGTTGTGTGCATCTAACCATTCATTTATACATAATGCATTAGTGGCAATTGCTATGCCATCTTTGTACATTGCATATACACTATATGTTCCTGGTATGTTTTCTAGGTATTGTTTAACCCAAACAAAGTGTGTTAGTTTTTGATACTCTTCTACTTCAAGTATTTGTTTAAATACTAATTTGAGTTCTGGCTTGGTTATTGTTTCTGGTTCTTTTTCTGCCAGTTTATATGCCGGGGTTGTCATAAGTACTTCCTTGTTTTTTTGATACTGTATATAGTCCTAGTTTGCCGGTTAAAACACCTTAAATGACTACATATAGTTAGTAAGTTCCACCATCTATTGAGTTAGCTGTAATGTCTCTATTGACCCAATTTCCAGTGGCGTTGTCATATTGTAAACTTTGTCCATCTTGTACACTTGTAATAACTACATCACTTAGTTGATCTAAACTTGTAATAGCACCAGTAGATACATTTACCCATTGACTTTGGCTTGCGTCATACTTTAGTACTTGGTTGTCTTGTACGCTTGTGACAGTTACATCACTTAATCTATCTAAGTTGATACTGCCTTGCACATCAGTACCTTGTGCCATAAAGTGTGCTGTTGTTCCTGAATTTAGTGTAATAATGCTCATTTATAACTCCTTGCTACTATCATATATTGTAGCTATTATATCTACAGTGTTGTCTTCTGTTAGTTTAAGTTCTTGTACACGGAAATACTTTTGACTTTGTCCTGCGCCAGTACCCCATCCAAATTCATCATGTCTAACTTCTATAATATCACCACTGCGTAGCAATAATGCTGTGTGTGCCGCTATAAACTTAATTGTATATTCATCTCTACTAATATCTACTGTTTGTGTAATCAAGTCTAAAACTTGATCTGCATCAGTAATCATAGTGTAATCTTCTTGTGATTCAAGTACACTTCCATTGTCTGCAACTCTGTATGTAGTGTTATCATAGATGGTAACATCATCATTGTACTTTGTGTCTGGGTTATTGAATAAACCAGTTGCTTTGTTTAGTTTGCGTGCTTTGTCTGGTAAACTTAGTTCTATTTTTCCAACTATAGTATCTTTGGTAAAGATTGCACTAGTAGGAATACCTACTTCTTCATTTGGCTTTTTGATACGGAATTCATACTTGCCATCTACAAATAATAATATGCCATTGCAAGTTTCTAGTATCTCACCTACATTATCAAACAATTGTTTTTCTGTTTGTAGAAAGCCATTAATGTTGTATCCACTTCCGCCTCTGGCTGCTGCACAGTCTAATCTTGCTTGTTTGAAGCTGGCTAGGTTAACATGTTTTCCTGCTATCCAAACTTCATTTTCATTTCTTTCTAATCCCTTGCCAAACACTTTACTAATCAAATAATCATAAAGTACATCTGCAGGGTTTTGATCTGCACTGCTTGTATAGTTAGCTGAAGTCATATCACCAATAACATCACCATCTGTTAGTGTGCTTATATCTAATATCTTTTTACCTTCTAATACAAATGTAACTGTTGGTAATTGTCCACCGTACTTTTCACCATCTGCTTCTAATAACATTGTAAAGTAACTAACACCTTGTAATCTGTGTGCTGATGTCCATACACTGCTTCCAACTGAACCTTGTAGGCTTGTATCTACTGTTTGTGTATCTGTTCCTGGATACCAGTTGCTTGTGATTGTTGGTGCATATTTACTAATCCATCCACCTAAAGTATAACCACCATTACCATTGCTGGTCAATGTTCCACCATTTGAATCATCCCATACAACAGTATCATTAAAGTATACTTCTTTAACTGTGCCAATTTCACCTTCACACATAACCAATACAAAGTTTAATTTTGTAGTTGCACTTAGATCACCACTTCCGTTTGATGTGTCTACATACACTCTTGTTCCACCCATACGCTGTTTTCCGTATAAAATGTATATGGGATCATTGTTTGATTGTTTGTTGATTAGTACATTGGATCTTGCCGCTCTTGCTTGACGCTCAGCTTTCTTTTGTGCTTTACGCTGTTGATTATAACTGTAAAGACTGATTGCTAGTTTGATAAAAAACTTTGCTACTTGACTTAGGCCCATTCTTTATGTCTCCATATACTGTATTCTGCGTCTGGTTGTTCAATTATATGCTTTGACATTTTCTTTGCACCATCCATTATACTCCAGGCTTGACTCATACATATTATATATGTGCTTGGAAAAAATCTATTGTTTTGGACCATTACTATGTCTCCTGTTTGAGGGTTAAATTCACGCTGATACCCGTGTTTTGGGAACCATTCATCAACTGTTAAGAACTTGCTTGCAACTCTTATTCCACTTTTCATGTCATTGTATTTATTGTATATTTCATCAACAGTATTTGTACCAAACATATGATCATGGTAATGCATTAGCAATGTGCAACAATCATTGGTACCAAATTCATGTGGTAACCATTGTCTACTTGCTAACCATAGTCCTAGTTTCTTTTGATTTTCACTACGCATTTTCTTTCCACTGTACTTCCTTTTGCACTTCTTTTGCAAAACTAAATCCTTCATCAGCAGGGTGTATGTTTTGCTGACTGTTTTGATTTGTGTATCTTGCACTTACTCTGTCAAAGTCTGTCCAGTGTGATGCCGTACTAATACTTGCTGTTGTACTGTCACCTTCATCACCTAAAGCTGCTGTTATACTGTTGATGTAACCTTTGTATAATACAACTTCATGTGCTACACTGTAGTCTTCCATAAATGCACGGTATATTGTTAGTGGTTTGTCAATGTAATCAAGTTCTTGTATAGTTTTTAATACTGTTTCACCAGTTGGTAATTCTACAATACCTGCTAGTTGTACTTCTAATTGTTCAATACTAAAACTTGCATTATCTACAAATTCAGTCATTTGTAATAATCCACCTGCGGCAATGTATGTGTTGCCATCTGTTAGTGTTAAGTTAAACGGTGCTTGTGTAAGATAATATGTGTGTGTACTATCAATTGCTATTTCAACACAGTCAAAATATTGTATAGTTTCTTTTGCTACTATTTGTTCTAGGGTTGCCATACTATTATTTCCAATTATCCAAATCAAATGCCACGCTAACATAATAATAATTGTTTACATCAACTTGGTATTCAAAGTTATCACTTGCTAGTGTAACAACAGCATGATTTGGGTTTTTGTAAATCTTATTACCTGCTGTTTGAGTTGTTCTAAACGGCCAAGGTGTGCGTATTTTAGCTTCACCAAATATGTTTGAACTTGTTTCACTTAAACTTGTGTGCAAGTAACCGTTTGCATTGTTACCATCAATAAACACTTCACCACGCTTGAATGCATCTGTTTCATTTGAACTAAAGCCTTCAACTAACATTGTAGTATCACCAGGTGTTATATCATCTTTAATAAGTGGACTTGTTGTAGTATTTACTTGATCATAAAAGTCTCTCCATAGTATGCTAACACCGTCTTTGTTTTTTAAATTAAAGTAAAATGGTGTGCTTTGTCCGTGTGCTGCTTGAGCAATTGCGTGGAACTTTTGGAAATCTTCTGCACTCATTGGTGGATACTCTACTTCAAGTCTCCACTTGGTATGTCCTACACTGCGTGTATACTTGATACCACTTTGGCTATTGTTAACTAATGTAGGTGAGTTATAGTTAATAACTGCACTCATTGGTGTTACATGATCTGGCCAAACTTTTAATTGACTGCTTCCATCACTTGCCCATTCATCATCTGTATCCCACACATCTTCTAATTCTGCTTGTGTAGGCGTAGGTGGTACATATTGGTTTGGTGGTGATTCTAAGTATCTTAATTGTGGTTCAGCATTGTCAAATCTACCTGTTGTGTTTAATGACACGCTTTGTAATTTACCACTGCCATTGACTGTAATATCAAATGTTGCATCTGTTTCTGCACTTGCTTTATCAACATAAGAACCCCCAGGCTCATACCATTGATTTTCATGTACTTGGGCTTCATACACTGTAGTATTGTTGGTGTCTTGATAACTGTAAGTTTCATTACCTGGCATTACAATATCAACACTACCTGCTTTGTAAGGTTGTGTTTCATTTGGACTGATTGATACTGTACCCTGTGTTGTATTTACTGCTGGTGGTGAAACTAAAGTCATGTTAACATCACCCTGGTAAGCAGGTGTTATGTTAATAGTTGGTGTAACCATATCAACTGGCATTATTCCTTTTGGGTTTCCATAATATGGATAAAAGTTAGCGGTATCACCTGAATTCAAATAACGCTTAATTTCACTTCTTTCAACTACAGGGTTAAGAGTTTCAAAATCCTGTGCATAACTATTGTGTGATAAGCCTGCAATAGCACTTTCAGAAATAGGGTATGAATTTATTCCAACATCTGTCATCTTCCAAGGTTTTTCTGCGTTAAATTTAAATGCATTAGTATGATTTAATGCTGGTGCTTGACCTGATACATATCCAAATTCTGCACTTGTAGGTGCTGTACCATTAGCAATATTACCTGCTCTAACTGTAACATTACCCGTGTACGCTGCACCAGTTGATTGCGTATATGTATTTGGGTATGTAGGTGATGTTTGAAGTTTAGTAAACATTGGCAATGATTGTATTGGACCGTTTAAGATAATGTTTGCGTCATATCCACTACCTTGAGAAACTAGTTGTGGTTGTGGGAATTGTGAAAGCCACATTTGATTATTATTCCAACCACCTGATGATTGGCGTCCTTGTGAAGTGTTAGTTCCAGCCGGGGTGTCTTGCCATGTAAACAATGGTAGTACACTCCATACTTCACCTGTCATATCTTCTGTTGTAATATCAGTAGTAGGATCTGGTGTTGCACTTGTTGTATATCTAAATTTAAGTTTAGTATTGCTACCTCTTTTTAGTAATACATAACTTGCTGTAGCTGATCCATTAACACCTGGTAAATCAATAATATCACCGTGATTAAAGTAACCGTAATATGGGTTACCTGTTGTATCAGTATTATTGTATGTAGGATTGTATGTAACAACATGTTCTCTATCAACTGTGTGATCTGTTGGACTACTCCAAGTTATTTCTTCAACATAAAGCATATCTGTTGCACTGCTAAGTGTGTGTCTTGCTAATGCTGGAATAACAATATCTTGTGTAAGTCTATATTGATCATATCCTGTATTTTGTGTTGCAAACATATATGATACTGGTTCATTACCTGTTCCACTGTGTGGTCTACCAGTTTCAGTACTTGGTTCTGTTAAATCAATACTATAATCATTTGCTGCAAACCAACGGGTATTTTCAGTTGTTGGGTATACTGTTGTACCTAGTCTAACACCCTCTGAAATAACTGTGTCTAATCCAATAATATTGTTAAATGCAAAAGCATCTTCATAATCAAAGGTTGCACTTGTGCTTCTTAAAGTAGTGCTTGTGTATGGTCTAAACTGTGATTTAAGAGTTGATGGAACACTTGTTAAATGTCTTCCACCGTTATCCCAATCTGCTTTACTCCAAAACAAATATATAGGTTGTTCAGAACCAGGAGCTTGTTGGACAGATTTATATGTATTGCCTGTGTCTATACCAACATACCAATCACCAGTAGCACTATCAAGATAAGCTGTTGGTACTTGGCTACCTGCTGATGCTATAATACCATCACTTGTTGGTGTTGTAGTAAATTCTTGCCATTGTGTGTTGTCATAATCATATGGTGAACCAAAGTAACCATCACCGTTACAAGGAAAGTACATTGAGTCTGTAAAGTCATAATCTGCTGTTGTTGGTATTGTTACTGGAATTTTAACATCACTGTTATCAACTAATTCAAACAGTCTTTCACTGTTTAGTGTAAATCCAGTGTATCTACATTTTTCTGTAGGACTAAGTCTGATCCAATCATTTACTGCTACTGCATTTGCAAAGTTATTGTGTGTTGTTATTGTAAACCAACCAAAACTACTTGCGTGGTTAACAGGATCATTTAATACAACACTGCTACCATCATCCATTAATACTCCAGTTGTACTTGCTATAGTATCACCATTTGCATTATATGGGTATTCAGCGTATTTTACTAATTCTAATCCTTTATCACTTGTAATAAGTGTTTCTGGAAATTCTGGAACTTGTGTAAACGGTCCGCTACCAGCACTAGCAATTGGAGTAGTACTAATTGATGGTTCATATGGTAATGCTTCAGAGTTGTTAAATGTTGTAAATAATCCTATACCATTTGTTGAACTTAAGCCAGTAGAGTTATTATTATTTGTTGATTGAACATAATCTGTATAATATGTTGCTCCGTTAGTTAATAATCCAGCTTGTGCTAAAAGTTTATTGTCAGTGTTTATGTCATCTGTATCATTGAATATTAGCTTTCTATGTTCTAAGTTTTTTGCACCTTCACCCTGTCCAATTTTGTTTAATACAGTTCCATTAAGTTCAGATAATCTATTGTAAGGTTGTGCTGTAGAATCAGTTACAAATCCATTTGTTGTTCCATCAGTATTTTTATTTGCAATAAACTTATATTGGCTTGTATAACCTGCATTATTGTCACTTATTGAACTTGCCGTTAGTGGTATTGTTTTTGCACTGTCTGTGTAAATTGTAACATTCTGATTTTCTGTGCCTTTGGTATAATAATACTGTGTATTTGCTAAGTTTTGTCCATTACCAGTAATACTTGTAATGTTAAGATCAGGCTCAGCACCTTGTAGCATAAGTTGTAATGCTAAATTATCAGTATTCCAATCTAATATAATTCCTTGCGGATTGTAATAAGAAACTGTTCTTCCTGAATTAGGATAAATTGCACTATTGTCCATTATATCTGTTGTAGTAAGATAATTTTGCCAATCAATTGTTTGTTTTTGTGTGTAAGCTGCATCTTCCCAAACTTTGTATTTGTATGGAGATGAAGTTCCTGTAATGTACTCTAAATAATACCAAGTATTTGCATCAAAGAAATTAATCTTTGAATCTTCTATAGCTGACTCAACATCATCATTAAAGTATATTATGCGTTGTTCATCAGTTAATAGGTCTCTAGCGTCTATAATATTATGTGTTGTAGTGTATGGTGGTCTTTCAAATGTACATTCAAATGTGTTTGCTGTTAAGTTAGCACCAGGCATTCCTTCAGATGCTATATAGTTTGCTAATGTAAGTGGTTGTGTTAAACCTGCATCTAAGTACATTTCATTTATTCCATTACCTATATCATCAACATAATAGTCACCGCCATTGTAGGTAACTAAATTACTTGCAGCGTTTTTATTTCCATATAATAATGGATTATTATTAACATTTGGGCCAACATATTTAATTTTGTTTATTGTAACATCAGTGCGGAGACTTAAATCAATAGTGGCAGTGTCATTTATACTTCCATTTGGTATAAAATCTATTCCATTTAAACTAAAGAAAGTTTGAGATTCAGCTGCAACATATGTTGAGCCATCTTTCTTTAAGATCTGATTATTTGAATTAATATATAATTTATCATTTGCACCTATAAAGTCTGGTATGCTAGTTCCAGCATACATATATTTAGAATTGTTGCCTTGTCCGCTTTTTGATAGGTATGTTAGATTCAATTCAGCAGGATCTAATGTAAAGTTTGCCTGGTCTGTAAATAAACTAGGGTTAAGTGAATCTCTTGATACTGGGCTTGTATATGCCGCATCATAATAAAGTTCTACAAAATCATATTGTCCAACTTGAGTACTAATATCTTTAGGATACACAGTTACTCCGTCTAACTGATCTAAATTTCCTAAGCACTCATCTAATGGTGTTGCCCTTCCATCAAAGTATGGTAAGAAATCATTATCATTGCCAACTATTAGTGCTTCATCATCTAATGGTTCTGTTATGGTAGGAAATGCCACGCTAAGGCTGCCAATATCTGTCATTAAGATTATTTTGTTATCACCTGTATTAAACGGATTTGTTAAAGCTGAATCTCTATACATTTCATATTTTAATGGATCTGAAGTTGTTTTTAGATAGATAGTATCATCTAAGTTAGTATTGAATAATGTGCCATCACCATAGAAACCAGTGTTACTTGATGGGTAAGCAATTAATTCATCACTTGTTAATGCACTACTAAATGTTATTTCTCCTGGACTTGATTGTTGTGTTATTGTTCCACTGTGTACAGTATTAGAAAACGGTCTTATGTCTGCAGGCGTTAGTGGGTTAGTTAAAGCACTATCTTGATACAAATCATATACTGGTGCTGCATCTTCTTTAATATAGTAAGTATTTCCAACCATTGATTGACCATTATATTGAACACTGTTAATATAGATTGGTGTTGCATCTGGAAGATCATATGAACTGTTGAATGTAATCTTAATAACACTATTGTTTTCAGTTAATGTTGTTGACAAATCATCTGTAAATGATGATACATATCCAATTAGATTTGTTAGTCCACTGTCTGTTGCAACTTGTAATTGATCAGTAGCAATAATTTTAGCAAAATAATCTGTATTTGGGCTTGTTAATAATTGCCAAGTACCATTCATTCCACTTAATCTTATTTTCATTCCATCTACAAATTCATTATCAGCGGTTGTAGTAATTGTTCCAGGATTGTTTGTGTCACCTAATTGTATGGTTGCATCTGGGGCAACTGGTGTTTTGTTTAATATAACCATTGGGTTTTCCCAAAAGTCATAAAATGTTAAATTCTCTATTAGTTTTACTTCATCAAAGTATGTAATAAACTTTGATAAGTTTTGCATTAATTCAGTATTAGTTGTACCTAAGTCACTTACTGGATCTAAGTTACTCCAACTTTTGTATGCACCTGCTAGTAGCTCATCTGCTCTGCGTGTTAGTCCACTGTTAGAATCACCAATGTAATTTGGATCAATCCAATCAGTTCCACTGTTACTTGGGTATGTAAATATTTGTTTCATATCAGCCATTAATAAATCCCCTGTTTGCCGCGTCTATTGTAGGCGTGCTGTATTATGCCTTCAATTTGCTTTTTGTTCTTTAACAGGAATTCAGTTCCCGTCTGTGTGTCAATTGCTTGTATTGTTATATTTACCGCAGGCTTGACACCACCAATTTCTTTGTTTGGTGTAACTGTTGCTGGTCCTGTAACTAGCTCTGCACCTGCTTCTCCAACAATACCAGTTTCACCTGCAGCAATTTTACCACCATCTGCGTACAGACTTGGTATCATATTGCGTGCCATATGTGAGCTAAACGGGTCACCTGCAAATTGACTAAAACTATCAACTGTACCCTTTGTATCAAATAAGCTGGTTAGTCCACCGCCCTTGCCACCAAATAAATTACCAAACATACCAAGTATGTCATTTAATAGTGTTCCACCGTTAAGTGTATCATTAATAAGGTCTGCTAATACTTTACGCCAACTTCCTGCAAATGTTTTGAAGTTTAATGTACCATTGGCTAATCCATCAGCAAGTTTTCTGTTGAAGTCTTTGTTGAAGCTTTCAACATACTTTTCACCTTCAGTTCTCATATCTTCTGTTGTTTCTTTTAATGTTGTACCCAGTCCTTTCATAGACTCTTTGGTTTCATCAATTTTTTCTTGAAGCTTATTATGAATTTTCATATATTGCTCAATAGTTATTAATTGCTTTTCATATGCTTCTCTGTTTAAGTCTTGTTGTTCAGTTAACCTTTTTAACTGTGTTTCCATTGGATGCAAACTATCATACAATGACAGTGCTGCTTCTTTGAGATCTAATTTAGCTTGAGCATCTGCTTCTTGATTTCTAATAACTCTCATTATTGCATCATCATAATTCTGCAGACTTGCAATTAATGCCTGTGTTGCTGGATCAAGTTCAACTAATCTTTGTTTTAGTTTAACTACTGCTAAAGCCATTTGACCTGTTGTATCTTCACCAGCAGCAATTTTTCTCTCCAATGTTTCAATCATAGCGTTAATTTCTGCTATTTCTGTTTCTACTGGAAATAGTTGTGCTTGTAATCTAGTCCATTCTGTAGCCCATTCTTCAGCAGCTGTTTTGGCTGCGGCTTGTTCTTCAGCTAATCTCTTAGTTTCATCTGCTAAGTTACCTGTTGCTGTTGCGTTGGCAGTTGCTCCAACTGTTGAACTGCTTTGTACTGCTATTAAGGCTTCTTGTACTGCTCTTTGTCTATCTAATTCTGCATGTAAGGCATCATATTCTGTACCTGCAATACCGGCTGCTTCAGCGGCATCTAATATAGCTTTTGTTACTTCTTCTGGTAACATACCAAGCACTGCTTGTCCGGCATCAGTGGCTGCTGTTTTTACATATTCAAATCCGTCTTTGGCCATTGCACTTAATGAACCTGCTACATCTCTAGCTGATTTGTCAAAAGTACTCATTCCTGGAATTAGATCAGCTAACCAATTGTATGCGTCAATTAAACTATCAACAAAATCATAAAACTTGCCTTTTATCCAATCAAGTACTTCACCCATTTTTCCATATAAGAATCTACCAAAGTTTGCTAAAGCACCACCTAAACTATCAAGCACTGCTTGTACTTGTGCTATTGTTCTACCTAAACCATTGTTCAAACTAAACACTGCAGCTAAACCTGTTACTAATCCAATTAATCTTCCAATAGGACTCATCTTAAATGCAAGGTTTAGTATCTTCATAGCTGCACCAGATCTAGCTATCCAAGAAAACAATTTTATTCCAACTATTGTACTTGCTACTGTGGCAAAGAAGCGTGAATGTTCAACTACAAATGCAATTGAATCACCTAACGCTTTAACCATTACTGCTAATCCTTTACCTAATGCTTCTGCTATGTCATTTATAGCTTCTTTGTTTTTATCTATAAATCCTTTGACTCTTGATAATTGTATTTTAAGTTCATCAAATACACCACTTTCCATTGTGACTTTTTTGAAGTCAGTCCAAGCATCACCCATCATGCTTATTTGTCCATCCCAAGTCTTAGCCATATCTTTTGTTGCACCTGCTAAACTTGTACTACCATTCTCAAATGCTTCACGGATCATGCGTTCAGTTTCTTCAGCTGTATATTCTACACCTTCTTGGAAACCAAGCATGCTCTTAACACCTTTTTCACGGAACATATCTGCAGCAGCAATACCACCACTGAATGCTCTTTGTAATTGACTTGATACTTCTTGGAAACTCATTCCAGTAGCCGCGGCAATATCACCAGCCATATCTAATGTGCTGGCTAGTTGATCTACGCTACTTACTGTTAATAAACTTGGAGCAGCTGCCGCCATATCTTCCATAGCAAATGAACTGCGTTTTGCTGCTGCTTCAACAATATCTAATGCTTCTGCACCTGACTTGGCGTTACCTGTAATAAACTTTAACTGTACACCCAAGTTCTCAAACTGTCTGGCAGTATTCATAAAACCTTGTGCAAGTTTAATAGTACCTAACGCTAAACCGGCACTGGCTGCTAGTGTGCCCATAGTCTTTAATGCACTGTTGGACTTTTTAGCGTTGGCGTTTATTTTACCTAACTGTTTGTTAGTTTTACTTAAGGCTTTTGATGCCTTGTTATTAGCAACAATATCAATTTCATATCTACTTGTACCGCTCATAGTATTGTCATCCTTTTATTTTTGTTTGGTCTTCCTAAGTGCTGGTTCAACAATACCTCTGGGTGCTTGTCTACTTGTAGGCCTGCCTTCAGACCCGTCTAATATACTTGCGTACCCAACACGGTTATCAAGTATCTTTTTTCTATTTGAGCGTTCATTTATTTTTAATTTGTTTAACTGGCGCCACTTTCTGCGTGCAGCACCAGTGTCTATTGGTGTTGTTGTGCGTAGGTTCTTTTCAAGTTCATTAACATAGTTGCCCCAATCAGCGTTAACTTGATTAAGGATTTCTTTGTAAACACTTTTACTGCTTTTACCTTTTAACATAGTTACTTCCCTTTATTGGCGGCTTTTTGAGCGTTAGTTTTATACTCATAGTATTTAGCCCACCCTTCTAATTCAATGTGTGACACATTATTCATCACCCACTCAACACTTTGACCTAGACTTTCTGCTACCCTAAAGACAAACAGTAGTTCTAGATCTTTACTTAGTTTCCCAGGCTACGCTTTGCCTCTTCTTTTGCCTCATTCATTGCCGTAACAACTCTGATAATAACCTCTGGATCTACTTCTCTCATTAGTACAACTTTGTCTGCGTTTGTGAATACTCTGTTTCCATCTTTATCAAGTGATTTTGCAATTAGTGTTTCTACCAATGCTTCTACTGTCTCACCCTTTGAGTGTAGATCAAGTATTTTCTTTTCACTAGCAAATGTTGTTGCTGTTTTGAAATAGATAGTTGTGTCCCATTCTGGAACTTCAACTTGTTTTAATTCTTGTGATAATGCATTTCTAAAATGTTGCGTTGCATTACCTAATACGCTTTTGTTTTCTTTGCTCATAATATATCTTCCTTGTTGTTGTTTGTGATTAATATCACAGTTGTGTTAGCCTCTTAATAGGGGTACTAACATTGTAATATTATGGGCCCGTTAAGACCCATAATAAAAGTTTTACTTAACTGGCTGCAGTAATGTCTGTAGTCAGTTCACCTGAACCTGTAAAGCTCAAACTTACAGTTTGAACATCACCTAGTGCTGCATTATTGTCAATGCTTGTAATAATTGCTGTACCTGAAAAACTCATATTTCCACCATCTACTGGGTAAAATACTACAGCTATCTCAGAACCAACAGCGGCAAAGTTTGCTGCTTGTGGATCTGCTGGATTATCATCAGTAAAGTTAGCGTCTGCTGAACCTTCCCATGATCTTAATCCTGCTTTATAGTCTTTCCAATCAACTCCCATATATGCACACTCCAGCGTCTCAGCTGACTGTGTTACATTCCATGAAGTTAACATTGCAATGTTTGTACCTGCTATTGACAGAGCACCATCTTTTCCTGCGTAACATGTTGACATAATTATGTCTCCTTATGTATTATTTAATTGATAACAGTATTCTGTTGTGAACACCATCCTGCAACTGGCAAAAGGTGCACTTTCACCGGTTGTTACAGTCTCTACTCTTGAGAGCCTAATATCTTGTACAGTATTAGTTAATGTACGGTCTGCCATTAGTGTATTTTCAATAGCTTCCACAGCAATATTACGCTGTGTATCTCTTTCTCTTCCACCAACAACAAGCACTACCGCAATCTCCAATTCACCCATACGCTCTAAACCAGATGAACCCATAGTCATTGTAATATCAACTATTTCTTCATCTGTGCTTTCAACATATACGGCTGGAAATGCTGTTGCGGCTAGTTCCTCAATCACTATAGGATCTCTTTGAACTTTGCCTAGTCTTACACTGCGTTGAGCCTTTAACAACTCAACTACTTTTACTAGTATATCTTCTCTGCGTGCCATTATCTATACAACCTAGTTTGACTTACTTGTCTGACATCTTTGTTTTGGTCAATTGAACCATCTCCATCAAAGTCATATTTTATACCTACACCAAATTGTAGTTCCCATTCTTCATTATAGCGTTCTTTGTAAAACTCTATTTGTTCTCTAAACGGGTCACCCTCTGGTCTAAATGTACTAAGTCTTGGTAGTATATAAGCATACATAGTATGATACACTGTAGTTTTAGTCCACTGTGCTTCAACTAACTTACTACTGTCAAATTCAGTTCTGCTGTAGAATTTGTTCCACCACTTGAATTGAATCATATTAATAACATCAGTCTGTGCCTTGGCCAGTTCTTCTGTCCAGTCATCAACACCTTGTTGGAATACTTCTGGTGCATATTCTTCTAAATCTGTATTTGTAGCAAATGCCATTTAACTTCTCCTGTATTAGTTTGTTACAGGGCGTAGAGCCCTGTAACTAATGTCTAATAATATTAGACTGCGTCCTGTACAATTACACCGCGTGCTGCATCAATAACTGCAACTTGAAAAGCTAGGCTAGAAACTATATCAGTTCCAACTGCACTGGCTCTTCTTTCAGATTCTAACTGAACGCCACCTTGCATAGCAATTCTCATAGCGTCACCAGAGAATACTGCAAACTTAACATTTGTTAATGATGTGTTAGTATCATTCAAATAGCTTGATACATAACACGGTGTGCCGGCTAATACCCCAATAAAGCCTGACCTCATAGCAGAATTTTGAATATCTGCATTAGCAAATGCTGATGATCCAATTTGCTTCATAAAGTCACCGTATGCTGCTGCTGAAACTACACAGTTAAGTGGTCCTGTTTCACCTGCGTTACGGATTGTACCAATTGCTTTGTACAATTCATCTAACACAGTATGAGTTCCTGTTTCAACCCATTCAGCTGTTGTTAAGCCAGCCATTGCTGTTGATACCATAGTATCTGCTTTGGCAGCCACTGCATTACCCATTGTGCGTCCTAAATCTGCTGGATTTACGCCACCAATGTCACGCAAAACTGAGCGTGCTGCAATTAGTTCTAAGTCCATTGTTACTGGTGTTGTACCTGGCTTAAGAACAGTTAAGTCTACGCCTGGATCTGCTTCAGTAGTAATTGACTGAGCTGCTACTGCATCTATTTTAGCTACTTTAACTGAGTCTGAACCTGCTGGAACATTTACAGTTGGAATCAATACACCTGGAAGGTATAGTGAGTTTTCTTGTGCAGCAAAGATTGTTGCTGCTTGTGTTGGCACCATTAAATCCGGTAAAGAAAATCCTGATGCGTATTGGTTAGTTGTTGCCATAATATTTTATCCTTTTATATTATAAATCTTAAACCTTGCCTTGAGCCTTCATCTTTTTATAGATTTCTCTATGCTCAGGCTTGTTTAAGTCAAGTTGTGCTAAATCCAAACTCTGTGGATCAGCGTTATTTGTATTACCCGTAGAACCTGCACCACTTGGGCCGGCACTTTTGAAATAAGTGTTACTTGATAGGAACTCTTCAACTAGATTATCAACGCTAAAAGGGTCAGCATTATCTGTGTACCTTTGTTTGCCTTCTTTGTCAGTAACTATTACAGTACCTTCAGAATCTAATTTAATGTTCTGTCTCAATAATTGAGCTACTTGATCAGGAGCAATACTTTTATTGCGTGATGCTGCATCAATTAATGCTCCATCAATCTTAATGCTTTCAAGTTCAGTTCTAAGTCTGTGGATTTCTCCTTCTGACTTTTCTTTCTGCTTCTTGAGAACACCATTAAAGTCTTCCTTCTTGATCAGTGTCTCTTCCTCAACTTGCTCTTTCAAGCTCTTGAGTGCGTTATATTCCTCTAAGTTAACATTTTCATATTTCTTGTTAACTTGGGCAACACGCTTGCCAATCAATTCATTAACCTCATCTTGAGTGAATGTCTTAGCTTCAACCTGGGATTCTGTATTTTGGCCTGTTGCTGTATCCCCAGTGTCTACAGTTTCAGTTTGTGTTTCCACACCATGATTGTTATCAATTGTCATGTCAATATTCCTTTATTAAGTTTAGGGTTGGATACTAAATGTATCATACTTTATATATCTTTATTTATCCTTTTAATCTTCATCAGATTCAATGGGTACCCAGTAGTGTCTGCAATTGTATCCGCCTCTTACTACAAACGGATCACCTGGCTCTTTGCCAGCCCAGCTACTACCACTCCACTTGTTTTGTATTTCATCTATTGTTAGTGTTTGTCCCAACAACTGTCTACAAAACGGTCTGCTTGTTTCAATTAGTCCACCACTGTACTTGAAACTTGTTATTCCCAAGCGTGTGGCTCTTGCTTTAGCAAATGCACCATCAAAACTACCTACAACGCTATCCACTGCACTCTTCATGCGTGTGATTAAACTAGCACTTGTATTAACATCACCTGGTAATAAAGCTCTAATAGCCGCTACTGTGGCCGCTATTTCTGTTGCATTAGTTCCTGGTGTTAGTTGCATCTTGCGTAGTTTCCGTTGTAATTTGCGTATACTTGGCTTATTAGTATCCATTTGTATTCCGCTAATTCTTCCTCTTACTTGATTTACTATACTGTTTATACCTAATCCGGCTACAGTTGCAAGTACAACTGTGCTAACTACATCTTCACTTTGACTGTTTAGTGTAGTACTTAGAGTATTCTGACTTTGTGTTAATAATGTATTTTCTATACTTTGATCTGCTATATCAACAGGTAAGTCACTTTGACTTATAAAGTCTTGACTTATATTGGTTAAAGGTTGTGCCACAGTCCTAACAGTCTCACTATATCTATTGAATGCTGTTATGATCTGTGGTCTTACCATCTCTACTGGTAACCCCTGAGCTACCAATTCCGCTATTTCATTTTCCAATGCCTTAACATTATCAAATACACCTGAGTCTATTTCATCAAGTGTGCGTTGTAAGACCTTATCATGTTTCTTAGTGCTGAAAGCCAACTTTATTCACCCTCATGTGTAAAACCCATTTCATCAAGTGCCAAGTGTTGCTCAAGTGTTTCTGCAACAACTGTTTTACCTGACATAGGATCTGTCATTTCATGTGGCTCAAAGTCATCTTTATTCATATCAGCTAAGATTTCACTTTGTAATTCATCATCATCAACTGTGAGTGCAACAACTTGTTTGCTTATTTCATCTTGGAACATCTTGTTGTTTACACCACTACTGCGTGCTTTCATTAAGAAGTCTAGTTCCAAATGTTCATCTCTCATATCAAATGTATCTGGATAATCAATAATGAAGTCTTCTGGCATACTTAATGCTTGCCAATCCAACCACATAATCCACATTTGGTATTCTGTTTCTTGTAGTGTATCTGCAATATCACTTAGTTTAGCATTCAATAATTGACGCTCAGTTTGTAATGCTACTCCACTCATTGGTGTTCCGTGTGTAGCTTGTATGCTTGAAGTATGTGTCATGCGTTGTATTGCTGCTACACTGTTTTCAATACTGCGTAATATAGTGTCTGTTGTGTTTAAGCTAGGTTGTAACAAGTATGGTTTCAATCCTGGATCAACACTTTCATCTAAGTTAAGTATACTACCAGCACCTGCAACTGCATCTGTACTTGTAGGCTTAACTAATGTAGGATGTGAACTTATTCTTATGTGAGATTCAATTTCACTCATACAGTTGTATATAAACTTCTGTTGGTTGGCTACATCTGCTACCAAACTAATACCTACACCTTTTGTAGGTGATCTTAGTGGAGCGTGGAATACAAAAGGAATATAACCTAAAGGATTAGGATACTCTGTATGTTCTGTAATAGCACGGTATTCACCTTGGTCATCTTTGGCTACTTTGTATTTTTCTACATAGTCTTTGTGCCAACAAGTAAATGTAACATACTGATCATTCTCTGATTCTCTTACTTTGATGTATTCAAGTTCCATCTTGCCTGCAATGTTTCTTTCATAGTACCAATCTAAAACATTTTGTGGTGTATACATAGCCGCATAAGCACGGATTGAAAGAGCAATTGCTTCAGCTTGTGTTTGTACTTTGTATGCTGGCTTATCTACCAGTATCCAAGTACTTCCGTGTACCATTGCTAAATCATTGGCAGTCTTTAAGAAACTGTCCATGCTTTGTCCTTCTTGGTCTGTGTCATACAACCACGCATTAACTAATGGGTTGTTGATTAACAGTCCTAATTCTCTTTTTGGAAGTGTTCTAAATAAGAAACTTCTGTAAATATCTACAGTGGTTTGCACATGGTTATCTAATGGTGTTGAGTTTAATCTCTTTCCATACTGGTCTCCTGGTGCTTGGTTTTCACCAATGTACTGTGTTAAGTAACTACCACTTTTATACAATTCACCACCCACATATGATTTGTAATGATAATTAGCCTGTTCAGCCACTTGAGTGTAGCTTGGATGGGTTTGTTCTATTTGTTCTAATGTTAACATAATTATATTTTCCTTTTAAGGTAGTACTTTCAACAGTGATCAATTGTTGAGTCTATATTTGTTATTTATCCTTTTAATAATGCCCAAACAACTGAGGACTTCTGTCCAAATGTTCTGGCTTATCTCTTCTTATTGGATTAATCCAATGTACTAAGTATCCCAATGCATCATTCATGTGTGAAAGATCATTTGTTCCATTCTTATCTGGAACTTGTGTTCCTTGTTTATAAGTTTGTCCACTTATACACTTGATTAAGTTCTTACATTTGGGGTCTATGTATAGCTTTACACTACCATCTGTTGCTTTTAGACTAGCGTTTACACTTGCTATTCTATCTTTTACAGGTGGATTAATGTTCTTTACTTTGAGTTGAAATCCACTGTTTCTTAGTATGTGATGATCACTTGTATTTGAACTAGTTTTGCGTGCTTTTCCTGACGCATCTGGATAAACCCATAATCTATTATCTGGATAACGGTTTAACAATTCCTCTGCTAATTCAAATGTATTTGATCCGTGCATACTAATCTCATCTATAACGCTTATTTCATTACCATTAACTCTGGTAATCATTGCAACTAGTGGGCTAACATTAAAGTCCATTCCCACATGTAATATTTCATTCTTCTTAAAGTCTCTGTCTTGTGGCTTTATGTGTGTACTACTATCCCAATTGTAATAGATACTACCAGCAAATGTTTCAAAGCTGGCTTCATATTCTTGTTTGAACTCACGCTCACCTAATTCATTGCGTGCTGCTTCAATCTCTTCTGGTAGTACATTACCACCATCTAATGTTGTGTACTGAAACGCACTCCAATTCTCTTGACTATGTGCACCTTGCCATAGTTCATATATCCAACTACCTTTGCCTTGTGGAGTTGTAATAAACATACCACCACCTTGTCTGTCTGACAGGGCTGGTCTACATACTTCTGTCCACATTTTATGATCAATCATAGCTGCTTCATCCATTACCAAGTAATCCATACTAACACCACGCAAGTTATCTGGGTTATCACCACTGCGTAAGTATATAACACTGCCATTTACTAGTGTTATTTCTAAATTACTTTCATTAATCTTCTTAGCCCAACGGGCTCTTATAAATTTTTCTTTAATGTCATCCCACAGTATTTGTCTACACATTTTATATGTTGGTGCAACATAAAAGATCTTACTATTGGGAAACCTTGCGTGCTTGGCCATCTCATGCATACTAAGCCAACTCTTCCCCCATCTACGCCCTGCTACTACAACCTTGAATCTATTAGGGTCATCACTTACTGTCTTTTGTACATCACTTAGTGGCATTGTTGTTTCCACTGTTAACATACAATCCAAAGAATGCTGCACCGGCTCCAACAATAGTTGAAATAAAGCCTGCTTGTGCATTAGTTGGACTATCTAATCCCATAAACCATTGTGTGCTCTCATAGAAAGCAAACATATAGCAAAGTATTAGCAACCTTGGTATAACACGCCACGCATCAAGTTGTTTGGGGGTTAGTTTCATTTAACCTATTACCGGTAAATGTTGCCACAGTATAAGTGCAATACCTAGTACTACTATTACTGCCCATACCTTTTTATCTTTTAAATATTTTTTCATAATATTTCCCCTTTAACTTGGCTACTTGCCGTATTTCTTTTTAGTCTTTTTCTTTTTCTTTTTATAAGCCATTTTTAATCATCCCTATCACTGTTGATACTACAAGGATAATAAGCACAGCCCAAATCCGTGTATCAATCTTCTCAATTGCTTTAGATTGTTTTGCCATATCAGCTTCCAAGTGTCTCAAGTGGTTATCTTTAATACTTTTGATACTGTGTTTAATATCCACAATATCTTTTGCGTTTTGTTCTGTGACTTCCGCCCACTTGTGATCTTCCTGTTTGCTCATAATAGCTTTACCTTATATTAGTCTGTCCAAGGCAGGATAGTTCCTGCTTCTTCATCTAGTGGACTATCACTTTGACCTAAACACTGTTTACCTAACCATATCTGCATAGTAACATTGTTCTTTTCAATAGCGTTTCTCCACTGTGCTCTACGCAATGTAACCTTTCCCATAGTTTTACCTTGGTTAATTACATCTTTGTAGTTTCTTTGTAATGTATCTGTACTTACACCTAATACATGAGCACACTCTGTAATTGTGCATTGTATTTCTAATAGGCTTTTTAGTACATTTACATCTATTTCTATTTTTGGTCTTCCCTTGGGTTTAGCCTGTTTTCCTTCAGTGTGTTCCTCATTTTTACTCATGGTAGAGCTCCTTAACTGTTATTCTTAAGTTCCGTCTAGGTTAATCCAAGCACCGTTTTGGTAACCTCTAAACTTGTTGGTACTACTATTATAGTACATCATTCCATTTGTTCCACTAGGGTCACTAGCTTGACTGCCTAGTTGTATAGTGTTGTGAAACTCTGTTGGTGGATAAACATGAAATTCATCTTTGGTACCTTCCCACATTACTTCTTCACTGAAACTGTTAATACCATTATCATATGTAAATGCTTGTAGCCAATGTGGACTGGTTCCATCATTGCTTCCACTTTGTCCAACAAATCCACCTGGATAAATGTATTGAGCACTTCCATTAGTGTTACCTGCATCTGAATATATACCATACAGTTGAGTTACACCTCTAGTATCTCTGCCACTTACTGCACCATCAGTGCTCAAGTTACGCTGCAATTCAATACCCACTGTGTTAGCTGATGCAAGAGTTTTACTTTCAAAGGCTGCTATTTCACTATAGTTGTCTGCTACATTTTTAATACCATCAGTGTTTAGTTTTGGATAAATGTGAAATTCATTCTTGGTACCTTCAAACAATGTTTCTTCACTAAATGTACTAATACCATCATCATATGTAAATGCTCTAATCCAGTTTGGACTTGAGCCATCATTGCTTCCACTTTCCATGGTAATACCACCTGGATAGATTTCTGTTGCACTTCCATTGGTGTTACCACTATCACTAAGTACTGTCCATAATAATCCAGCACTGCGTGGTTCTCTGCCACTAACTGCTCCATCACTGGTTAAATCTCTAGCTATTGCTATACCTGTGTTTACTGAGGGTGTTGAGCTGTTTTGATTTTTAAACCAGGCTTTTTCAGTTGGTCCAGTTGTTACATTTGTTATGCCACTTATGGTATTGTTGGCTAGGAAATGTTTTGGGTCAGCGCCAATAATTACTGCATCACTTCCATCACTACTAGTGTAAAGTGTTTTATCTGCAACATCCATAGCAACTTCATATTGTGCTAAACTGCCTGCTGGTGATCCTGTACCTCTGCGTAATTTAATTGTACCCATTAGTTCAAGTCAACCCATGCACCTGCGGCATAGAGCCTTAGCTTGTCTGTGGTTGTATTGTAATATGTCCAACCATTTTCTGGACTACTAGGATCAGCACTTAATTGTGCATGCCCAATTGGAACTTCAAACTTTGCTTTATCAATATCAACTGTTAATGCTAAATCTGTGCTTCTTACACCGTCTCTGGCTTCAACACGGAATTCTTCAGCTTGTACTATCATTGGTTTGAAATCATATCTTGGACTGTTACCGTTGAAGTCATCTTTAACTCTCATTATGTACCCACCATTGGCACCAAAAATATTCTGAGTTATTTTGATTGCACTTTGATCATCATATTCTTTTCTAAAGTCTACATAATAGTCACCAGCATAATTTGTAACACCTGTACGCCCGTGTGTGTTATCTGGGTCAAGTGTAATATTCCATACATAAGCACTAGCAGCTGTATTAAGTTGTCCAACTTGAGAAAACACTTTACCATTACTATCAGTACACATTAATTGTGCTGCGTTCCAACTGCTATTGTCTGTTACCAAACTTAATACTGGTGTTGTTAGATTGCTTGCTGTTCCATCTATAACTGCATTAGTTCCATCCCAAGTAAAGTCAGCTTCACCGTTAAGGTTATCTGCGGTAGCACTACCTGTGATAATGCTGTTGTCTGCATTGTTGTTTATTACAGTTTGTGTTGGAATAGTTGGTTGGTTGGTTAAACTGTTGTAGTCACCATCAAACGCATCTGTTATTCCATATCCACTAATTGTTGTTGGTGTTGAAGTAATTGCACTCCATGCCAGTGTAGTTGTGTTTAATGCACTAAGGTCTACACTATTGCCATTAGAGATGCTGAGGTTTGGATTAGCAAAACTTAGTGTTTGGTTATCAGTCTCACTTGTCAAATAGCCTGCATCATTTGTCCATTGGCTAATGTTACCTGATTTGTTTGTAAATGTATCTGTTGAACTTGGTGTTACAGTTCCTGTTGTAGTACTATAACCTGCGTCATTACTAAATGTACTTACAGGTAATGCATCTACTTGTGTACTTGTATAGTATGGAGTCAATGCGTTGGCTTTTAGATAAGCTTCATCATTTGTCCATTGACTATTGCTTCCTGATTTGTTTGTAAATGTATCTGTTGAACTTGGTGTTACTGTTCCTGTGTTGGTTGTGTAACCTGCGTCATTTGTCCATTGTGAGTTGCTTCCTGATTTGTTTGTTAGTGTATCAGTACTTGATGCAGTAATATATCCTGCACTGTTGGTAACATCTGCACTTGTTAAAGTTCTCTTGTCATATCCACTACCATTACCAATAAACACATTACCAGTAGTTAAGTTTGGAATATCATTTGTACGCCCTGCACCCATCAAGAACATTTGTCCTGTGTTAGCGTGTACTCTGATAATCTTAGCTATTTTTTGTACTGCTTCACTACTGCCTGTTGGGCGTGTGTTTGTTAGTTTTGAATTGTTTACATACAGTTCATCACCTACTGCCCAAGTTTCACCTTCTGTAGTTCCTGTTGTGTCTATGTTCTTTAGATCACCGTATGTACTAATACTACCATTATTGTTGTTGGCAATGTCTGCACTAGCAATACCAAATGCTGGCATCTTGGTTGGATCATCAAAGTCAGCTATCATAACTTCTGGTGTGTTGCCTGAATGTCCACTTATGTAAACAGGTTGTCCTGCCGTAATAGTTTCTCTTGCTTTGGCAGTAAAATGTTGTACTCCAAAGAAGTCTGAAGTAACACTGTTGAAACTAATATCACTTGTTTCATCAATGCTTACGGTTCCAGTTGTAGTAATTGGTCCACCTGTTAAGCCTGTTCCAGTATCTACTCTTTCAACTGTACCTGTTGTACCGCCTGAGCCTGTTACTTGTGCAGGGTTAATGTTTAGGGTTACTAAATCTGGATCATCTATTACTGTTACTTCTAAATTCTCATCATCTGTTGGTAGTGTTGTATATACAGTCATTATGGTGTTACTCCTTGTTTTAGGAATGCGTTGCCTTGTAACAGTCTAGTCTTAACACCAGCATCTGTTGTCATAACAACATCATATACCCATGTTCCTGGGCTCATTGAACCTGTTACTGTATCTGTTAAGTTAATGCTGAATGTACCTGCTGCACCATTCTCAATACTTGTATTAAAGTCTACATGTGAGTCATCATTGAAACTGCTTTTTAATCTTCCGCTGAATGTGTAGTTTGTTATATCTACTATTACACTATCTTCTTTAACCTGAAACGCTCTGCGGAAGTCTGCGTTCTGGTTAATTGTTATGTTGTATGTGGCTGCCATTAGTTTAGTAAACTCCTCAGTATAAATTCTAATCCACTGTATCCCCACTTAATTGCAAGGTATATAACAGCCAGGTTAGATAGGGTTGTTAGGCTCTTTAATAATTTTTCTAATTCTTTATGCATAATTGATTTCCTTGTTGTTGTTTTATTACAAGTTTATTTATCCAAATTCAAACCGTAGAAAAAAGCCCAGACATCAACAAGGAATGCAAACAGTCTGGGCCAGCCAATCAAGGCAGAACCCCCACTGTTTGATTAGCGTTTGTATTTAGCTCTTTTTTGTAATATTTTCTGGCAGAAGGGTAAGTGTACCAATGTTCATTGATCACGCTTGTATAAGCGTATATGAGCGTCTAATCATGGAAAAACCCATGCTATACTGAGATAACATGGGCTTAGTGTGGTTTAATGCTTGCGTTACTGTACTATAGTATCCGGAATCAACTATATTCAATAGCCATACTTGCATTGGTCCTGCAAGTATTTATGCCTTTATGCCTTTTTCCACTTTGTAATTGAAGAGGGTTTTATTCTTCTTCTGGTGTGTCTAGTTCAACATCCACATGTTCTACTACCGGTGTTGGTTCTTCTAGCTTGGTCTTTTTAGGTCTTGGTTTGTTAACTGCTACAACTTGATTAAACAAGTGTGCTAACAGTGTAGTATCATTCCATACTTTGTATTGAGCATAACCCTGTTTTACTGTGTGTGCTTTGGCAATGTCAAGTGTTACAAATGTGTTATCATCTGTTTTCCACTCATTACCTTCTTTGTATTGTACTGTGATCATAGTATTTCTCCTGTATATTATTTATACAAAAAACCCACAGTGCATCTTGTACTACGCTGTGGGCTGAATTTCTCTTGGTAATCTCTATTGAGACATTGTATTTATATTACGCTGTCTCC